ATTTGGACCGGGGACAGAGCGTGTAACGCCCCGGGGCCGGGCTCAGCGCTCAGCGGCCGGCGCGGCGGGCAGCTTTGGACAGGCCGCGCACGATGGCGCGGGCGCCGGCTTCGTCGGTGTTGATGTCTTCGGTGCCGCTGCCGGTGTCCAGCTTGAAGAGGACGGTGCGGCCGACGCTGGTCTTGGTGAGGGCCTGGGCGAGCTGGGTACGGATGGCGGCCCACTCGCGCCGGTCGGCCATGCCCTCCAGGCTGAAACCGGCGGGGTTCATCTTGTCCACATCGCGGTCGACCTGGGCGTTCTGGTCGAGCGCGGCGAGCACGGCCTGGATGTCGGCGGCGTCTTCCGGCCCCAGGGCGCCGGCCTTGAGCTTGTCGCGCAGGCGGAAGGCCAGGGTGTTGTCCACAGCGTTCTGGCCCTGCAGGCGCTCGGCTCGTTGGAACTCGGCTTGTGTTTGACCGTTGCCGTTCACCGGCGCCTTGTCGCCGGGCCGTGCATATGGGCTGCCACGTCCTGGGTCGTAGTTTTTTTCGTTTCCGCGCTGTTGACTGCCCTCGCCTGGACGTGCGTAGCGGGAATTGATTTCTGCAAGCCGCTTCTCCGCTTCGGCCGCTTCGGCGGCGGCGCTGGCCATGTTGCGGTAACCGCCGGCTGCGCCGTGGGCGGCGTTGCCGGCGCCTTCGGTGGCGGTCTTGGCGTCGGCCATGGCACGCACGATGCTCTTGCCGGTGGCGTCGGTGACGATCTCCAGGCCGCGCATGCCGGCCTCGGCCTGGACGCTGGCGGTGGCCACCCCACCGTTGGCGGCGATGGCGGCTTCGGCGTAGCGCTGGAAGGCCTGCTGCAGGCCGTCGGCCGTGGCCTGGCCGCTGCCTTTGATGAGGTCGAAGTCGCGCTTGGCGTTTTCTGCGGCCTGGGTGAGCGAGGCCTTGGTCTGGATACCCATGCGCTCGAAGGCGTTGGCCACGTCTTGCCCGGTGGTCTGTGCCTGGTCAGACGTCTGGCGCAGTTTGTCCTGCATCTGCTGGAGTTTGCCCAGGGCGGTCTGCACGTCGCCGGCCTGCAGGGCGGCTTCGTATTCGCGCTTCAAGGCCTCGACTTCGGTGCGGGTCTGGCGTGCGGCTTCGGTCTGCAGGATGGCGGCGGCTTGGGCTTTCTGGCCCATGGCCGTGGCATCGCCGCCGACTTCTTTCAGGGTCTCACCTACCTGCTCGAACACCTTGGCGCTGGTCTGGGCCTGGCTGGCGGCTTCGGTGCTGGACTCGGTGAGCCCGGCCCAGCCATCGCGGGCGAGCTGGGCGCCGTCGGCGATCTGGCCCATGGTCTCGGTGGCTTTGTCGCCCAGGGCCTTGGAGCTTTCCCAGGTGGCGTCGGCGCTCAGGCGCATGTCGTCGGCCGCGGCTTTGAAGCTGGCCGAGACGTCGCCGAAGGTGACCTTTGACAGGCCGTCGAGCATGAGGGCTATGCCGCTCTGGATGTTGCTGGCCACACCGGCAAAGGCCTCGCCCACGGTGTAGACCAGGGCCAGCACGGTGCTGGCCCCGGCGGACATCACGCCCCAGATGAGCTTCACGCTGTTGCCGGTGTTGGTGGCGTAGGTGGCGAGCTTGTCGAAGGCGGTGCCCACCTGGTCGGCGGCGCTGCTGGCTTTGGCGGCCAGGGCGTCGAAGTCCACCTCGGAGATGAAGGCGCGCGCCCAGGTGAGCGCGGCCTGGAAGCCCTTGGCGATCGCGTCGCCGAACTTGCCGATGGTGCCGTTTCTCACGGCCTCGCGCAGGGATGCGGTGAGCTGCTGGATGCCGTCTTTCAGGACTGGCAGCACGGGCGTGGCAAGGGCGTTTTTAACGGTGTCCCAGACGCTGGCCATGCCGCGCATGGAGCCGGTCAGGTTGTCGGCCATGGTGGCGGCCATTGCGGCCGCGCTGCCGTTGGAGTCGTCGAGCTTGGCCTTGAGTTCGTCCAGGGCGCCGATGCCCTGGTTGAGCAGTGCGCGCAGGGCGGGGCCGGCCTCCATGCCCACGGCGAGCACGGCCTTTTGCCCGGCGGGGCCGGAGGCGGCGAGCTGGCGCAGCGCGTCTTCGAAGTCGTTCGTGACGATGCCCATGGCGGCCAGCTCGCCGCGGAACTTGGAGGCCGGGTCGCTGAACTGGGAGAGGATGGCGTTGAGCGCGGTGCCGGCGCGGCTGGCGTCGATGCCGGCGTCGGCGAACTTGCCGATGAGGGCGACCGTGGTCTCCAGGCTCAGGCCCAGGCTGACGGCGGTGGGCGCGGCGTAGCTCAGGGCGTCCCCAAGCCCGCGCACGCTGGTGTTGGAGCTGTCTGCGCCCTTGGCCAGTACGTCGGCGATGCGGCCCGACTGCTCGGCCTCCATGTTGAAACCGGCCATCACCCGCGTGAGGATGGTGGATGACTCTCCCAGCTCGATCTGGCCGGCCTGTGCCAGTTGCAGACTGGGAGGCAGCGCCGCGATGGCCTCGTCGGCACTCAGGCCGGCACGGGCCAGGTCGGCCAGCGCTCCAGCCGCCTCTTCAGCTGTGGCAGCGAACTCGGGTGATGCGCCAGCTTCTTCGGCCGCTTTGCGCAGGCGCTGCATTTCTTCGGCGGTGGCGCCGGCCACGCCCTTGACCTCGCTGAGCTTGGCTTCGAGCGCGGCGGCGCCCTCAATGGCTCCAGCGAAGGCCTTGATGCCAAAGTACCCGGCGATGGCGATGCCCGCGCCGATGGCCGTGGCCTTGAGACTGCCGAAGACGGCGGAGGCCTTGTCTTTGGCGGTGATCAGGATCTCGACAGGTTTGATGGCCATGGTGCGGTGCTCTCGGTCGGGTCAAGGGAAAACAGCGCCCGCAGGCGCTGCTGTCTCAGTGTGGCGGGGCGCGCCGCGTCAGGCCGGGGTGGCCATGCGCTTGCGCATGTATTTGCTGATGGCGGCGCCGGTCTTGGTGGGGTCTTTCAGCACCTCGCCCTCGACGTCGAGCGTGCTGAAGCTGCCCGCGCTGATGAGGTTCAGGCCCTTGGTGGCGCTGAGCTGCACACGCCAGAAGTCGGTGATGCTGGCGGCGTCGTCACCGGCTTCGTTCATGCCGGCGAACATGAACTCCATGATGGGCGCGGCGCGGGTGAGCGTCTCGATCACGTCGTAGCCGTTGTAGGCGTAGTCCATCTCGATGGGCAGGCCGGGCCATTCGTAGTCGGCCGGGTCCAGCGTGGGGTTGGCGGCTTCCCAGGTGGCCAGATCGGCGGCGCGCGCGGTGGCCAGGGCGGTGGAGTCGTCGAACCACCACAGGCCCTCGGGGCGCACTTCGTAGTTGGCGGCGGCAGCGATCACGGCGCTGGTGGCCACGTTGCGCACGACCACGGTGGTGGGGTTGATGTGCGCGGTGCGCACCAGGCCGCCGGGCAGGGCCGTGCCCAGATCATCAACCACGGTGGACGCGGCCACTTCGGTGTGCAGGCCGCGCAGGGTGCGCGCGATGTTGATGGGGTTCAGGTCTTGCAGCTTGGCGGCGAGCGTCATCTCATTGATGCGGTAGACGGTGGCACGGTTGCCGCCGCCGCTGCTCTCGAAGTTGGCCTGGTTGATCTTGGTCTCGTCGATCGCAAGCGTCAGCTCCTCGCAGCCGCCCAGGGGCTGCATGGGCTGGGTGGAGCCGACTTCGCGGCCGTAGATGACGCCGGACAGCATGGTGGGGCGGAAAACGCGGGTACTGAGCATGTTGGGCTCCTGGTGAAGGTTGCGGGTTGCGGTGGTTGAAAGGGGTTTGCGCGGGCTGTAACGGCGGGCGCTTACTTGGTGATGAGCAGGTCGACCGTCAACACGAGGGGCAGGTACTGCATGCCGCCGCGGTAGACCGGCCCGGGGCCGGGCACGAAGGCCAGGCGGCTGGCGGCGCTGGGCAGGCTTGCGCCCACGGCGGCTTTGAACACGGCCATGGCCAGCTCGCCGCCTTCGGAGCGCGCGGCGCTGCCGGCCTTCAAGCTGCGCACGCTGCGCGTGACCACCTCCAGCGCGAACAGCTGGGCGATCAGGGTGGCGCGGCCGTCGGAGCGCTGGCGCTCCTGGTTGGGGCTGAACTTGTGGCCGAGGTAGACCACGTTGACGGCGGGCACAGGCTGCGGCTTGGCGGTGGTCTGGGTGGTGTCGGTGTCGCTGGCGAGGTCGGCCGGGGTGAGCACGTGCACGGCGGGGCGCAGCGCGGCGAGGCTGGTCTTGAGCAGATCGACCAGCTCGTCCTGCAGCACGGTGAGGCTGTTGATGGTGGCCATGTCAGTAGGCATCCCAGTCGAAGCGCTTGGCCTGGCTGCGTGCGACCGTCTGGCCCGGGGCCTGGGCAACGGCGGTGTCTACCTGGCCGAGGCTCACGATGCCCTTGCTGATGTTGACCAGGTAGTCGTCTGCCCACTTGGTGCCGTCGCGCAGCTCTTGCGGCAGGCTGGCGCCGTAGAGGCGGCGCAGCGCGATCGCGGCGCACACGGCGGGCAGGCTGCTGGCGATGATGGTCTCGGGCGCCAGCGGCATGACGGCTCGGTAGCGCGGGAAGAGGTAGGTGTCGATGTGCTTGCCGGCGGAGTCGATCGCGTCGGCCACGCGGGTGGCGGCCTCGGCGGCCAGGGCCTGCGACTCGGCGGGCCAGTCGGTCAGCGGCTCCTCTGCAACAGCCGCGCGCAGCAGCTCGCCGTCGACCCCGGCGCCGGTGGGGTTGGCGCGCTGCGCCAGCTCTTCCCAGCTGCCGGTGGCGGCGTTGGCTACGTCTGCGGCTGTGCAGTACATGCGGGGCTACCGGGCTCAGGCCAGCTTGACGCGGATGAATTCGCCCGCAGCGGTGGCGGCGTCGAGCGCGCGGCCCAGGCCGATGCCGGCGGCTTTGTCGATCGCGCGGCCCGAGGCGTCGGTCTGCACTTCGGCGTCGGCCGTGACGGCGGCGCCGGACTCCACGACGAGGATGCCGTGGGTGTCGAGGCCGGCTTGTTCACCGATGTCGTAGTTGGCATTGGCCACGCCGGGGCAGTAGACGCCCGCGGCGGGCACGGTGCCGGCTGCGGTGGCGAAGCGTTGCTTGGTCAGCGCGGCGGCGGCCAGCACGGACATGGTGCCGAGGATGATGGAAGTTTTCATGGATAGGACTCCTGAAGAAATGGGGGGGTGTTTCACTGCCTCAACCCCGCCAGGCACGCACGGCCTGGCGGGGGGCGGCTTCGCTTCGGGGGGTTATTCCGTGGGCGTTTCAGCGGTGGCGGTTTCGACCAGCTCAACAAAGCCGCGCAGCCCGAAGGCCTCGCGCTCGGTCAGCTCGACGGTGTCGGCCTCGCGGCCGGTGGCGGGGTCGGCCGGGCGCAGCGTGATGCCGTTGCGCAGGATGCGGCCGGTGGCCTTGTAGACCTCGACCGCTTCGACCGGTCCCTTGACCAGCTCCGCAGGCGCTTCGGTGTCTGTCTCCGTGGCAGGCGCTGCGCGCTTGACCTCGATCACCCGAGCGGGCGGCTTGCGGGCAGGGGCCGCTCTCTTGGCGGCGGGTTTCTTGGCGGTGACCATGGTGGTGCCGCCTATCAGCCCGCGTCGGCCACGAGGTAGCCAGCGTCCGCGCCCACCAGGAACGGGTTGAAGATGTCCGTGTTGCGCACGATCTCCAGCTTGCCGTCTTCCATGCGGGTGTCCACCACAGGCTGGCCTTTCTTGCGCAGGGTGTAGCCGAACGAAGGCTCCCACTCGCTGCGCATGGCGCCCGGGTCGCCGGCCATGCCGCCCACCACCGGAGCAGCCGGTGCGTCGGGCACGAAGGCCAGCACCATGTTGCGGCCCCAGATGTCGGACACGACGCCGGCATCGTTGGCGTAGACGCCGCGGCCGATGTAGATGTTGGGGATCTCGAAGATCTCGCGCAGGTCGGCCAGCTGCACCAGGCGCGGGCGGTTGTCGCTCAAGATGGCCTTGAGCTGCGGGTGGCGCTTGAGGCTGCGCCACATGGTGTAGCCGATGACCATGACGTTGGGCTCTTTCACCACCTTGGCGCGCACGGCGGCCTTGGCGTCGTCCACCACACCTTCGGGGTCGGAGGCGGCGTCGGTGAAGCTGGCGGCGTCGGCCAGGGCGATCTTGTTGCCCACGGCGTAGGTGGCCGCGTTCTGCACCAGGTCGGCCACCATCTTCTCGTGGCGAAGGCGGATGCCCGAGGTCACCTGGTTGGTGGCCATGCGCTGCAGCGGGAAGGCGCTGTCGGCGTCTTCGCGGTAGTCGATCGGGAACTCCAGATCGTGCTCGGTGAGCTTGAAGGCGACGGTAGACACATCGCCCGGGTTCACGCGGTTGCTCTTGGCGCGCAGGGCACGCTCGGTCTGGTAGACCTTGAAGTGGTCCTTGTTGAAGATCGGCAGTTCGCCGGCTTCTTTGTCGACCGACACGTAGGGCATGAGCGCGGAGCCCACGAACTGTTCGTTGGTGTAGCCAACGGCCAGGTTGGTCAGCACCGGGTTGACGATGCGCAGGTTGGAAAGGCGTCCCATGGTGGATGTGCTCCTGGTGGTGGGTGTTGGTGGTGATGGATCAGCCGCGCGCCACGGCGCTGGCGGCTTCGGCGTAGGTCAGCTTGTGTTCGGTGGCGTAGGCGCGGATGCGCTTGTCCATGTCGATCTGGTCTTGCGGCGTGCCCTCGGCGTACTGCACCGTGTCGCCGGTCTTGTCTTTGTCGTCAGCGGCGCGCTGGCGGCTGGCCTGCTCGCCGAACTCGACGCGCTTGGGCAGCGCCTGGAGCCAGGCCTTGAGGGCCGTGGCCATGGGCACCTTGGCGTCGCCTTCGCCGAACTCGACCACCTGGGCCTGGGAACCTGCCAACACGGGCGGCTCCAGGTGGTCCAGCGTGGCGATGAGCAGGGCCTTGTCAGCCGGGGCCACGCGGGCCTCGGCGATCAGGGCTTCGGCGAACGCGGTGTGCGCGGCCGTGTTGGCTGCGCTGGCCTGGGCCTGCAGCGTGTTGCGGGCTGCGTCCAGGTCGGCCTGCAGCTGGGCGTTGTGCGCTTCGAGCGCGGCTTTCTCTTCAGGGGTCACGGTGGTGGTCTCCGGTGGGGGCGTGGTGGAGCCCTCGGGACTGACGCCTGTGCCGCTCGTGGCGGCTTCTGATCCAGGCGGCAGGCTCGAAGGCTCGGGGGTTTCGGTCGTG